TTTGGCTCAATCAAACCCTGCACTATATGACATCCTCGATGTTGGCATGACTGAGGTTAAGCAACTCGATGCAACTTATTCATTTCGTTTTCGTGATGACAGGGAAGCCGAAAAGGTTTTGGCATTGATGCGTAATGTCTCCACACAGCATATCCGCAAATCCACTAAAGATGCCATGTTCAAGAATACGCTGTATTTCGGTTCTGAACGTTGCAAGCGTTTTGCCCGTAAAGTGTACGTCAAGTCGAATGAGTTCCAGGAACAACTACAGGAACAAATCAAGCTTGCGAAAGCAAATGACAAATGTGCCCAGCGTGTCGTTAAGGTCATGTCCGATCCTGAACTACAGGCCTTTGCACGTGGTCTATTAAGATTTGAAACAGGCATCAAAGCCTACGTTATGAAAGAACTCGATATACCAACTAATTTATTCCAGCTTATCCGTTACCAAAAATCTAATCCAACCTTTTTACAAGACATCTGGCTTAAAGCAAATCGTCAATTATTCCAAGCATTCGAGGGTACAAACATGAAAGTATCTGACCATGAAACTGTATTTAAAAATATTCTTGCCGTTCACCAAACCGTATCTACTGAAAAGAAAATCTGTACAAGAAAGGTCGATGAACTCATGGAGTTTTATCTCCTACTGGAGAGCATTGGCCACAATGAAACCAAAAAGAAATATACCCATAAGCGTTTTCTCAACCTTGCAGCCGACCTGATTGATGCGGGCTTTAGTGGCACATATCTCCAGCGCCTGCATGAAAAGCCGTCTCAGAACTTCTCCCGTTTTGATGTCTATATTCAGATATTCAAGGCGTTCAGGAAAGAAATCCCTGCGGGCACGGTGTCAGACCGTAAGGCTAGAAATATTGAGCGTTTCTACTATGACCTTGAAAAATATGGTTATGAGGAAATGAAGACAAAATATAGTACTGCTCAGTTTAATAAATTAGTAGCTGCTCTTATAAAGTGTGGATATTCAAAAGTTTATATTCAAAACCTACACGTCCAGTCAAGCAACAACGTTATTCCATTTATCAAAATGTTCGAAATGAAATTTGAAGAGCAATTACCGCCAAACTTTGTCGAACCCGTTTCAACGTTCAGTTATCAACTACGTACCGCATAAGGTGAATACCATGTCTCAATTAATATTTAAAGCAAAACTACTTAATGTCGAAAACAATGGTGTAGACGATAAAGGCAATCCAAAAATGCGTCTTATCTTTGCATCACAAAAATTTGATAAGGGACTAGAACAAATCGTCCCATGTTCTCAAAACGTCTCTGTTATTCCAGATCATCATCACATGAAAGACTTTTACATGTCATTTAAAGGTCGTGAAATCTATCTGCCAGTTGAATTATCAACTCAAATGAACGGCATGAACATATTTTATAAAACCACTGGAGACGGTAAGCCTCTCCAGTTGGAAGAAAAAGCGGTTAAAGCTGCATAAGGAATTTAAGAAATGGCACTGGTCTGCAACCAAATCGACTCGTCAACAAATCAGTGCCTTGAATGGGTAGAAATGCCCACTGTGTTGCCGAAGCTAACACTTGTAGAGGGTAATACTATTGGTTTTGCTTGTCTAATGGTGTTTGCAACGGTCTTTGTAATCAAAAAGTGCATTAAAGCACTACATTAAAAGGAGTCCGACATGGACAATTTAACTCAAGACCAAGTAAACGAAGCAATGAACAAAACTTACGGAAATCGTAAAGCCTTTTATGCTGCTGTAAAAAAATATGGCTTCGGTGTTGCCGTATCTGCTGCGCTTATGAGCAATGCTAATGCTGCAACGATTGATGTAACATCCGTTGTAGGAACCATTACCGATGGCGTAACTACTGTTAGTTCAATCGGTTTAGCTGTGCTTTCTCTTGCTGTTGTGATCAAAGTGTTCAAGTGGGCACGATCAGCAATGTAACAAACAGTGCCCTCAACTGAGGGCATTTCTTTTTAACTGGGTGAAATATGGACATAGAAAGTTTAGGGGCATATATATGCATAATCATGTGGCTAATTGTGGGCGCAAGGCTCTTTTAAAACAAATCTTCTCTGTATTTCTTATATTTACGCTTTACTTCAATTCTTTTAATAATGCCTATGCTGCAACTGTTGGCGGTTGGTCAATCGGCGGACTTATAGCAGACGGGGCAAGTGCAATAGCACAAGGCACAAAACAAGTCATTATTGACGGCAAAAACTACATAAAAAAAGGTACTGCAAAAATAACTCCCACAGCATCACAAGTTTCAAAAGTTCTAGCTCGTGGTGCAGCGGGTTATGCTTTGTCTGTTGCTGTCGAACAGTTGCTTGGTGCTGTTGATTGGGTTCTTGACCCTGAAAATAATCAGATTGTTTACACTAAACCTCTTGACCCTACAGACCCCACTGTTCAAATTATTTGGCAATATAATGGTAAAAAATTCGCAACTCCACAGGGTGCTTGTGAAGAATATCTAAAATTTTTTGGAGGTAGCTCTAAAAATTTTGTTAAAGGTGGTTCGTATAAATCAACATATAGTTACGAGTGTATTATTGCTGTACATCAGGTTAGTACAGGTCAATATTTACGTGATGATAAATTTGTGGTTTCTGGTGTATTAAACCCTGCTTATGACCCTAATGCTGAAACTGAAGAACAGAAAACACTTCCGCTTGATGTCGTTTCTGCTCAAGTTATTTCTAATGCAGAAGCTGTAGATCCAAACGCTCAAGTAGCAACAACGGCAGCAGCTCAAGACATTATCAACGAAGCCGAACAAGACGAAGCTAAAGCACGTCCGATCGTTCAGCAACTAGAAGCATCTGCATCAACTGAAAATGCTGACTCAGCAGCACAGGAAGCAGCAAACGATGCAACTGGCACACAAACTAAAAATCCAACTAATCCTGATGTTACAGATCTATCACTAGAATTTCCTGTTTTTTGTGGCTGGGCACCAATTGTATGTGAAGCTGCTCAAACCGTTATATCTTTCCCTCAAACGCTTACTAATTGGTGGGATACTGCAACAACTTCCATTACAGGTGCATGGAATTGGACAAAAGTACGATATGAAGCTTCTGTAACTTCAATTAGTGATTTTTTTAAAAATGAACCTGATCAGACTGATAACACTGAATTACCTACACAAGACATACCAACACCACAACTAGAAACTAATTATTTCCGTTCTACACCTGGATGCCCTGAACCAATAGCTGTTCAAATAAAAATAGGTGTTGAAGGTACGTCATACATAAGTTATGAGCCAATTTGCCAATTTGCTAGCAAATGGTCTTTCATTGCTCCCCTTATTGGTTTTCTTTCAGGTGCAATGATCATTGTAGGTGTAGGACGTAAAGGCGAGGATTCAGACATATGAGCTTAAAAGCAATTCTTGTTTCTGTTGCTGATGTAACACTATCAAAATTAGGAAAATCAGTTTTAAAAGGTTTAGGGCTTGGCGTGTTCTCCAGTGCTGTAGTTCTTACATTATTTAATCAACTCATTTCATATGCACAAACTGAATGGGGCAAGCTATCTGCTGATGTTTTACAGATACTAGCACTAGGAAATATTGATTACGGTTTATCAATCATAGTGGGTGCATGTGTTTTAAAAATTACATTGATGATCAATAAAATATCAATTGGAAAGGTGTCAAGCTAATGGCTATTTATTTAATTGTGGGCCAGCCACGACACGGAAAAAGCCAATTTGCTGCAAAAATGGCTTATGACTATCATGAAAAAAATATCGAAATACAGAAGCGTATTGATTCAGGAAAATTTAATCCTCAAACAGACATTGTTAGAGAAATCTATTCAGATATTGAGGGACACGCAGAAAAATGTGATTTTATAAAACCTGCTCCGAAAGACTGGCGAGACGTTCCACCTGATTCAATTATATTTATGGACGAAATACACAAGCGTCCTGAGTATTGCGACAACGATGGAAAAATGTCACAGAATCCCATGATTGTTGATTTAACAACTCACGGACATCATAACAAAGACATCATTTTGATGACGCAAGACCCTGAGCGTTTGAATAAAGGGATTCGCAAACTCGTCGAAAAAATGTATCTAGTCAAACGTCCAATACAAAAACCACCATTCGCAACTATCTATGAGTTTGAAAGATGGCTCCGTGATCCGTGGCAAGCTGCTGCATCAACACGGTCAGTAAACTACCAAGACAGCTATAAATTTTTCTATAAGAAAAAATGGCAAGATATGTATACGAGCGCTTCCGCACATACTTCCATACAATTCAAAATACAAAGCAAATTTATCTATGCGATTATTGCCATTGTTGTTTTAATGTCTCTTTCTTGGGTTTTATTCACAAAATCAGGCGGTGACAAGCTCGCACGCAATGCTATAGGAGGCTTGACAGGGCAAAAAGTTTTACCAGGAGAAAATCAGCAATCATCATTAAAACAACAAGATACTGCAAATAATTTGCAGAATTTAGATGTTGAATGC